ACCACGAGGGGAACAAGTAGCTGGCGAACTCCGACTTCGTGTGCCTCGGTGGCATATTGATGATCAGGCGCTTCAATGTTCCGTTGGCCACGGCCTCCAGCTTCTCGGCCACAATCTTGTGGTGCCGACCAGCAATGAAGCCGGGCCAGACAGCGTTAACAAAGGGAATGAAGTTTTCGCGCGCCGCTTTCGACTGCTCCAACTGACCAAGACGGCTGTAGAGCTTGGCCAGTTTGCGAAGACTTTCCTCATCCATTTTGGGTTGAATGGCCATCAATACACACTACCTGATCGGGCCGCCCATGAGCCATGCGTCACAGGTTCTGTCGCCCGCGCACTTGAAATGAAACAACTGGCAGTAGCCAAGATTGGCCTTGTCCTGCACCACCTTAGCAGTGACTGCCTCGGCCGTGTTGTTCTCTTCCGGCTCATCAGGATCAAAACTGATCCCCTTCTCGATGCAAGCCAGCATCTCCTTCGTCTGAACAAAGGCTGCGCAGTTCTTGCAACGCGACGTCTTCGCCTCTTCAGAGGTGATGTTCCACATGTCCGCGAGCCGTTTCCAGAACTTGTCGTTTGGCCCGTTCGGGTTCAGAGGGCCGTAGCCATATTCCTTAATGGCATGGTTACGATTTTTCAGATTGATGTGAATGTCCTGCGTAGCCACGGGACAAGCCTTCGGAGACTTGTACGCACGGCGTAGAGCTTCACCAAGAGCGGGGGTTTTGGCCATGTTTCGGGGGTCCCGTAGTCGTACTTGCAGGAAGACGGATGTTTCATCGTGGTCCACGGTACAACAAAATATAGGTGGGGGGTAGGGGATCCTAAGGTCTTTTTTGACAATTAGGGGGTCCGGGGTCCTTGGAGCAAAGTTGACAATTCGGGGGGTCGGATTTTTTTAGTTGCTCACATAGTGACAAAAATCGGGTTTTACGCGCGACCGCGCAGACCGCGCCCCGATTAGGGGGGGTCGATGTTTTCCGGAAGTCGCGCCCCAATCTGGGCGGACCCCAAGGGACCCGTGCCTGACAATGTTGCGGTGCACCATCACGCTTTCGTGATCATTTGTCTATTGACTATCTTTGCATTGCTTGCTATCGTGTAACCACGGTTCACGATTCGGACCGTTAAAAAAACCGAATCACTTAAAAAGGAAAACGAACATGTTAACAGATGCATGCACTAAGGCCGTGGTTGGCTTGTCCGCTTTAGTCGACGCAATCGTGTCACTTGAAACGGAGCTCAAGGCGACGCAGCAGGCGGTCAAAACCCTTGAGGCGCGCTTAGAAGCTTTCGAGGCGGCCGACGGGGTAGACGTCGAACTGATCGACCGGATCCTTGAGAACTATGATCTCGCGGCAAAAATCGAGGCTGTTCTCGAAACGAACACTTTCGACAGCCTGCTAGAAGATAAGGTCCGCGAGGCTGTGGACAGCTATGACTTTGACGACGCAATCGAGTCGGCCATGTCCGGCCGCGAGGTCGAGATCAATTTCAATGGAACGGTAACCCTCTAACCTAGACCCCGCTCCGGTCGAAAGGCCGGAGCGGACTCCTATCAAGAAAGGATAGACAATGGACTACGCAGCAATTGTTGACGAACTAGGCGCGCTCAAGGCGCGAATCGCGGACCTGACAAAGCAGGAGACAAAGCTTAAGGCCGCGCTGATCGAGTCGGGTTACGCTGAAATCGACGGCTCGTTATTCCGCGCAGCAGTGACGTGGACAGAACGCGCGACTCTCGACAGCGAAGCGGTCCGCGCGCTGCTGACGCCTGATCAGATCAGGGTTTGCACCCGCGTGACGGAAATCAAAGCGGTGCGCGTGTCCGCTCGAAAGCGCGACGCAGCCTAAAAAAAACGAGACCCCGCGCTTGACAAGTGCGGGGTTTCTTTATATCTTGATCATGTTCACTAGAAAGGAACGCAACAATGCAAGACTTAGATAGCTACGTTATTCAACATGGCGATGGGGTTACCGCTTTCATTGGCCTCGACTCGACCCGCCTGCTGCACGCGCGCACTGTTTATCACGCGCTTAAGGCCTGCAAGATGGGAATGCGACTGACGCGCAGCGCGACCCCGACTCGCTCTTTCGAGCTCGCGACAAAGATTACAGGCAAGGCCTACAAGCGCGGCCAATATGATCAGGCAATGGCCGACGTCCGCGCGTGGATTCTCGCGATGGAAAGCGCGCTGCCTGTCATAGATAAAAGAAAGGAGGCATGAGCATGAGCCGGCCCATCTTTCAAATTGCAGCAGAGATCCGAAAGGATTGGACTAACCCTTATTTTGGCGCAGTCCCTTACCTGTCGGCCATGTCTAGCCTCTCCGACATCCGCGATGATTATATTTACGATAGCGGCAAGAGCATTGTGCTTTATTTCCTTGCCAATGCAGGGACGTGGCGAGGCGAGACAGCGCGGCGCGTCAAGGCGGAGTTGAAAGAACTCTGCAAGGCCGCATGACATGAGACCACGAGCGCGGCGCGGCCGTTTACGAATCAGCCCCTAGGCTCCGGCCTAGGGGTTTTTTATTTGCCTGTTATCCTTTTTAATTAGATCAAAAGCCCGCGCCCGCAGGCCCGCGAGCACTCTTAAGTTGCATCAAAAGCCCGCGCCCGCAGGCCCGCGCGTCGTTTTAATTGCATCAAAAGCCCGCGCGCAGCGGGCAAAGGCCCGCAATAAATCCCGCTCGAGATATAAATATATCTTGCCTAAGCTTGCAGACCGTGCTAGTTTTGATTCGTTCCCAAGCCATAGAAAGGGCAGAACATGATTAAGACTGCGCGCGACATGCGCAACAATCTCCGCCGTGCGAAATTCTCCGGTGTAATTCTTTACGAAGGCCCGTCACTGCTAGACGGCCGTCCGATTGTCGTCATTGCCAATCGGATTACGACGGCAAGTAGCAATGCTAAGACGGGGGCAATGGTCCAGACGTTTATTATTGCGGCCGACGTGGACCCGATTAGCGCGCTCAAAAGCGGGCAAGACGCGGCCGTGTGCGGGGATTGTGTCCATAGGCCCGCTAATCTCGGCTCTTGTTATGTACAGGTTGGACGTTCCGTTGCGTCGGTTTATGGGGCTTATACGCGCGGCCGCTATGCCCGCCCGCACGTGGACTATGACCCGAAACTGATACCGGACCTTTTCGCGGGGCATGCATTCCGCCTTGGAACGTATGGGGATCCGACGGCCGCGCCTTTTCAGATCTGGCGCGCCGCGACGCTAAAAGCGGCCGCCGTTAATGGTTACTCGCATCAATGGAAACAAGCCCGCTTCGCCGCGTTCCGTCTCCTCTGCATGGCAAGCGCCGACACCGAATCCGACGCGGCCGAGGCCCGCGCGCTCGGATGGCGCACGTTCCGCGTCAAGACGGCCGACGCGCCGCGCCTCGCGGGCGAGGTGACGTGTCCGGCTTCAAAAGAAGCGGGGCAAAAGACTAGCTGCGAAGACTGCCGCGCGTGTGGTGGGCTCTCTGCCAAGGCGCGCGCTTCCATTGTGATCAATTCGCATGGCCCGACGTTCCGCCGCTTCAAAGAGGTGGCGTGATGACAAAACAGGTTGGAACAAAACGGGTCGGGTTGCGGGGCGTTATGCGCTCCGCCGCCTTTGTTCGGGGATTTAACGAGGCCCGCTCCGGCGTGGCAATGGATTACGACGCCTATCAGGAACGCGGGCAGGTCAATACCAGATGGGATTACGAGCGCGGCCGCCTGCTAGGTTTGATTTACCAAGGCCCGCTCAAATATGGACACCGCGTCGCGGACTCCGCCGTCCGCGCAATGCATGAAGCCTATCACCAACGCCTAGTCAGATAAAGGAGCTAAACCTATGGTAAGACTGACTAAATCTCAAAGGACCGCGCTCGCCCGCGTGTATCACCGAGGCCCGCTCGGCATGTCATACCGCGCCTTCCGCGCGACGGTGCAGCCGACGTTCGGCATGGACGGGGCGGTCGTGGTCCGCTGGCAGGGGATGTGGCTGGCCATCGAGGCCGATGGTTACTGCCATACCTGATTTGATCAAAAGCCCGCGATCTCTAAGGCCCGCGACCCTCGGTCCGAAAGGATCGGGGGTTTTTCTTTGTCCACGGTCCAAGTTTAAATGGATCAAAAGCCCGCGATCTCTAAGGCCCGCGGTCCGCGGTCCATGGCTCTAAAGCCCGCTCGGCTGCCAGTTCAAGGAACATGGACCAAGAATCGTAGGGGTTGTGGTATCGGAGCACCATCTCAGGTTGGGTTTTTCCATCAAAATCGTCCCACAATTCACCAATTTGGTGTCCGCTGTATATTTTGATGACCTCTGCCTGTGGATGGCTGACCAAGTTCCAGACGTTACGGATGCGTGATGAACGCGCTGTTTGCCATGCAATCTGGGCTGGCCGCCACAGGCCTGCCGTTTTATAAGACTTAGTCTTGCAGACCTTAAGTTCGCACCAGATTTCAATGCCCCTCAGGTGGCCCGACGTTGGCCACTGGTAGGCTCCGTTGATGTCGGGAATACCCGCCCCCACGCGGGCTTCGATGCGCGTCCAGTGGACTTCTGAAGAGGTCTTTTGTTTGAGGTGTTTCCAGAGGGCTGTCTCGGTGTTCATTGCTCGATCTCTGCCTCGATCTCTTCGTTCACCAGAACGGGAAGTTCTTCTGCATCCCTACGAGCAGAGATCATATCGATGGTCGGGGCCGTCTGGTTGATCAGGATCGGGAACTGGGTTTGAAGCTTGGCGATTTCGGCCAGCACTTCCTCGCGGCTCATCTGGTCGATCTTGCCCACCAAGATTTCGCTGCGGCTGATGTAGAGACCAGCCACCTGACCTCGGCTCTTCTCGGCTGCAACGGCTGCGGTGTAGTTGCCCTTCTCCAGAGCCATGTCCCTGATCTTGGCAAGCTGCCGCACGTGGCCATCAAACGAGACCTCGTACTTCCTCGACAACTCTTCTTTGATCTCGCCAATGCGAGCAAGAATGTGAGGATAGTCTCGACCGTTTAGAAACCGCGACCCAGCAATGGGTGCAGTCGTGTCCGAATAGCCAGCCAGTTTGGCCGCCTCGGTGCGGGTCACGTCCTCGGTGGCATAGATGCGGCAGAATTTCTCCTGCTTTTCGGTCAACCCTTTTTCTTTCTTGGGGTTCACCACGATATCAAGCTTGGGCTTGTGCGTTTGTTTGGCTCGCGCCATGCGGAAAGTCTCCTCTCCGATAAGAGTTTTGCTCTAAAGCAACCTAAAGGTTACGGGGTTGGGTGTAAAGGTTATGGGGTTGATATCAGCTAAGTCATTGAAGTTCTGTGGTTAGGGGGTTGAACGCGATTTTAAGCATCGAGCAGTGAAAACTTCCCTGTATAGGGCTAAAACACATATATTTAGTTACATTATCACACTTACTATAAATACACACTTTCCGCGCGCGCGGCCGGAAAAGTATTAAAATCCACTTCAACCCCATAACCTCAGAACCTCAATGACTTAGGTCACTTCAACCCCATAACCACCCCGTAACCTTGCCCCCTCTTTAAGGAAAAACCCCTGTCCCAAGGTCCACGGACCAATTTCCTCTGTTGACACCCTTCGCTACCTGTGCCATGTTGCTACCGCTCACTCCAGAGCGACGTCAAAGAAAGGACGTGTCATGAAGCATTATCGCAAGACCCCTGTGCGTACCTCTGCTTACTCTGTGATCTGTCAAATCGACGAGGCGTTCGAGCGCGACGACTTCTTGGAAGTCTGCCGCCTTGCCAACAGCATCGACGACGACGACGTTTACGCCGCGCTGCTGCGTTCCTACCCCAACCTCCACAACTACGATGCCAAGGGCAACTACACGGGCTCCGTGTCGTATGAGAACGGATGGACACCATGACCAAGGACCACGCTCAGACCATCGCAGAACTGATGTCCCTAGACCTTGCGCTTGCCTTGATCATTGACCGTGATCGCCAGTTGGGTGTCCCTGACGCCGAAATCGTAGAGCGCATTCGCAAGGCCGTAGCCGACGAAACCAACCGCCGACAAAAGCTCGACAGAAAGGAGCAATCACATGCCTAAGTACCGAATCGTTATGCGCGAGATCGTCTACAAGACCTACGAGATCGAAACGCCTTTGACCGACGAAGAACAGGTCATGGACTACTTCTACACCCTGTCCCCGCAGGAGGAGATCGACGCACATCTGGGCGACGAGAGCGACGGCTGGGAACTGTACGAGTTCAAGGAAGTGGAGGACAAGCCATGAGGTTCTACGACTACCACTTCGATGACATCCCAGTGACCGTGGACGACCGTCCGGCGCTCGCGAAGGGGTCATTCTGTGTCCAATACATTCTGACCCGTCCTGACCCATCTGTGGGCTTCCGTGGAGGCCCTGAGATCGTGGACTACAGCGACTTGTCCGTCACCCTCTTCTTCGAGGACGACGAGAGTTCGCGCGAGATCGCCTCTGGTGAGATGGACATCAAGACCACCGTCTTGCGCCAGCTCGCCGAGTATATCGATCAGGGGCACATCTACGACGAGTTGGAAGCTGAACACGGAGAGTTCTGGTGAGTGTCTCCCTCAAATACATCTCGACCGAAAAGCTGATCGGTCTGTCGGAATACCTCGTCGAGCAAGACTACGACGAGGGTCTGGACGTGCTGCTGGACGAGGTCTTGATCGTCCTTTTGTATCGCTTGCCTCTGGTGGCCTACCACCGTCAGGTGCATGAGATCGAAACGCGCCGAAAGGCTCCCGCATGAGTATCTGCACCGTCCTGTCCCTGTGTGCCGCGTTGCAAGGATCGCCGACCGTTGTCGATGGCGACACCCTGCGGTTCGGTAAACAATCCGTTCGCCTGTTCGGCATCGACGCAGAAGAACGCGACGAGCCACATGGCCCACAGGCCACGGAGGGTTTGCGCCGGATCGTGTCGGCCACCGCCCACATCAAGTGTCAACCAACAGGCGACACCACGTACAACCGCGTGGTCGCCACCTGTTACACGGCTGAAGGCTGGGATGTGGCACAGCTACTGGTCTACCAAGGCCTTGTCTTGGACTGCGCCCGCTATTCCGGTGGACGCTACCGCAAATATGAACCCTCAACGGCCCGCGCAACGCTGGCCCAGAAACCTTATTGCAGGAGCAAAGCATGATTGAAGAACACCACGAACTGATCCTCAAACTGATGGCCGAGAAGATCAAGGAACTCGAAGGGAACTACGAGCACGGAAAAACAAAGCTCGATTTTTATCTGCGCTACACCCAAGAACTTGAGGAAAAAATTCAAGAACTGAAACCGAAACTCGGTCGCCCTGTGAAGAAGCGTGGCCGTGGTCGCCCGAAAGGAAGCCGCAATGTCTGAAGAAAAGAAGTTCTGCGTGAATTGCCGTCACCACTACCACAACAACGGAGCAGCACTCTCGATCCCGTCTGGCCATCGCTGCACCCACCCTGAACTGAAAGGATGGGACTTGGTCACCGGAGATCGGATCTATCCTCTCTGCCGAGACATGCGCCAGATGGATCTCTGGTGTGGTCCACAGGCCAAGGACTTCGAGCCAAAGGTCACTGTGTTTCGCCCATTCTACAAGGAGAAGACCGATGATTGACATGGAAGACGTGGACCGCGATCCGTGGCCGACATATCCGATCCGCAAGGACGATCTGCGCAAAATCCTCAACGCCTTGCACAAATGCGTTGAGCGCGTGGAGTATCTTGAGGGTCTTGCGCTTGAGGTTCTCGAATACTTCGAGAACTACGAGGACTTCGAAGACGGCGACTATGGTGTTCAAGAACCAAACGAAGAAGCCTACTTCGCCAACCTGATCCGCGAGCGTCTCAAGCTCAAGCCGAATAGCTACAACGGTGGTTCACAATGAGCGACTACAAAACAGACTACACGCCCTACCTTTTGCAAACACAGACTGATGCGCGTGGGCAGAAGATTGGAGATTGCATCGTCCCTCTTGCGTCTCTGCGCGACCAGTTTGCGATGGCGGCGCTTCCTGCTGCGATGTCGAGGTATCCAACGTGGAAAATTAAAGCTTATGCGAAAGGTGCTTACGAAATTGCTGATGCCATGATGGAGGC